ATATGTTTATTCAGGTGGGGTTTTTTATGACATCCATCCAATTAGAACTACTTTAACCGGCGCAAAATTTTCAAGTACATCTTCATCAACAAGTGTTACAGTAACATGTACCGGATCTCATGGTCTAGCTGACAATGATATCGTTATGTTTGATAGTGTAACAGGAGTACCTGCTGGATCAACTTATAGTAATGCTACTTTTGAAGACCAAAAGTTTATGGTAACTTCTGTTCCTACTACAGATACTTTTACAATCACGATGGATACTCAAGAATCAGGAACACCTTTAACTACAAGTGATGGTAATAGTACTTCTGTATTATGTTATTATACTGTAGGACCTTCCCAACAATTAGGTGGTTATGGTTGGGGTACAGGATTGTTTGGTGGTACAGCTTTGGGTCCAGCAACTACAACACTAGCTTCTGGTATTAATGACGCTGTAACTGATATTCCTTTAACTAACTCCTCAGCTTTTCCATCTTCAGGAGAAATAAGAATTGGTTCAGAAGACATAAGTTTTGCAGCCAATAATACTTCTACAAATATTTTAAGTGGTGGTGCCAGAGAAGTCAATGGTACAACCAAAGCATCACATAGTGGAGGAGATACAGTAACAAACATATCTGATTATGTTGCCTGGGGTGAAGCATCTTCTGCTGACTTTACTATTGATCCAGGTTTATGGGTATTAGACAACTATGGAACAAAATTAATTGCCCTTATTTATAACGGTAAATGTTTTGAATGGGATGCAGCAGGACCCGCAGCTGTTTCTACTAGAGCTACAGTATTATCAAATGCACCTACAGCATCACGTCATGTATTAGTATCTACACCCGATAGACACTTAGTATTTTTTGGAACAGAAACTACAATTGGAACAACTACAACTCAAGACGATATGTTTTTAAGATTTTCTTCTCAAGAGAGTATTGATCAATCAGATTCTTATACAGTTAAAGCAAACAACACAGCAGGCACACAGAGGCTTGCTGATGGTTCTATGATTATGGGAGCTATTAAAGGTAGGGATGCAATCTATGTATGGACAGATACAGCTTTGTTTCTAATGAAATTTGTTGGTCAACCCTTTACTTTCTCATTTGAACAAGTTGGTACTAACTGTGGATTGTTAGGAAAAAATGCATGTATGGAGGTTGACGGTACAGCTTATTGGATGTCTGAAAATGGTTTCTTTGCTTATGATGGTCAATTAAAATCTTTACCTTGTCTAGTAGAAGACCATGTTTATGATGATCTAAACTCTACTTCTAGAGATCTTGTGAACTGTGGATTAAATAATTTGTTTGGAGAAATAAGTTGGTTTTATTGTACTGCTGCTTCGGATGCAATTAATAGAGTAGTTACTTATAACTATTTAGACTCTACAATTAAAAGACCTATATGGACAACAGGTACTTTACCTAGAGCAGCGTGGCAAGATTCAGCTGTTTTTGCTAAACCACATGCTACTTATTATAATCCTTCAGACGACGCTTCGTTCGATGTAACTGGTAATACAGACGGAAGTACTATATACTATAAACAGGAAACAGGGACCGATCAAATTAATGCTGGTGGAGCCGTTACAGCAGTAATTGGAACTATTACTTCTGGTGATTTTGACATTACTCAAAAATCAGCTAGAGGTGGTGGACAGATTGTAGGGATGCCCGACCTTAGAGGAGACGGAGAATTTATAATGAGAATTAGTAGGTTTATACCAGATTTTATTTCACAAACGGGCAACACTCAAATTAGTTTTACAACTAGAAATTATCCAAACAGCACGGGTACTACTACAAACTTTAGTGTTGATTCAACTACTACTAAAAAAGATACAAGATTAAGAGCAAGATCTATTGCGCTTAAAGTTGCAAACACAAGTAGCAATGAAGATTGGAAACTAGGTACGTTTAGATTAGATATACATCCAGGAGGAAGAAGATAATGTCTACTTTTTATACAGGCGTTGATAAGGAAAGATATGATGCAGGCAATAAATTTTTACCTTTAAATCGATTTCTTTTAAACTATACACCTCCTGCAGTAGAGGAAGTAGAAGAAACAACATCTTATGGAATACCTTATACCGAGGCTTTTACTAATTCTGGTGGAGGTGGCGGAGAAAGAGGACTAGATTTAACCTATAATCCTCGAGCTGTTGCAGAAGTTCCTGTTGACGAGTCAATAAAAATGGAGGGTATTGAGTACGCAGATGATTATGGGTCCGGTGTTGAATATCCAAATAAAATTATTAACGAAACTATTGGCATGCATCCAAAAATTTACGAACCTAAACAAGGGTTAGCAAAGATATGGGACATGGCAAAAGGTGTGTTTAAAAGCACGCCAAAAGTAAGAGGCACACTTGGAGAAAGATTATCTAAGCAACCACAAATACCTTTACCAGCTGCTATGGCTTCATGGTCATTAAGTCCTTTTAATATTGAATCTAGAAATTATAATCCAAACTTTGTTGATCAATTAAATTATTTAGAAATGCAAGACAATATGATTGGTATAGATCCAAATACTGGACTCCATAAATATGGACCTGATAGTGTGTTATCAGGTAAAAATGTAATTTCTATGTTTGGATCAAATGATTATGATGTAGCGTTAGGTAAAAAGAAAGATTGGTTTGAAAATAGAATTGATAAAGGTAAAAAAATTAGTTGGAAAAATTATCAAAAAACACTAGACGAAATAACAGCTTGGGAAAACTCTCCTCAAAATCCTAAAAATAAAGATGTTACAACCACAACTACAGGTACAACAATCCAAGATAATAAACCCAGTGGTGATGGCCCGGGCTCTTGGGGAGGTCACGGCTCTGTAGAAGCTTATGATAAATCTCAAAAAGCAACTTATGAGAGAGCAAAAGATAGATTGGCACACGGCGGAAGAGTAGGTTTAAGATATGGGGGACTACTAAGTATTTTATAATGGCAAAGATAGTACAATCATTAACAAGAGCTGAAGAAGAATACAGCAGACAAAATCTACAATCATTAGTTAGAGATCTTGATGGTGTAATAACAAAATTAAACTCTTCATTTCAAGATGAAGTTAAACAAGAAATAGAGGCTAAGACTTTTTTCTTAGACGCATAATGGCAGTAATAAACGAATATAAATTTTATGGTAAAACAACTACATCAGCTGAGTCTGTTGATATGTTAGAACCAGGAGTGAATGAAACAGTGATTGTTAGGTCATTACGAGTTACTAATAAATCAGGATCTAATACACCTACTGTTACAATTAAAAACAATGCATTTGAGATAGTACATACTCAAACATTAGCGACATCAGCTAGTGTAGAAATATTAACCCTACCTTTGATTGTAGAAGGGGGCACTAAATTGTCCTACACTACCGCAGGAACCGTGTCTGATGGTGTGGTGTTTGGTATTAGTTATCTTAACATTAAAAAGGAGAAAACAGATTAATGGAAATAAAAAACGCAGAAGTACAATTAACTTATAGACACAAGGAAACTGGAGAGCTTTTTAAAGACAGAAAAGACTGGGAATCTAAAGGTTATAAGAACGAGGACATGGCACAAGATGTAAAGGTCATCATGCCGCCTCTTGATTTAATGAGTAAAACAAAGTAAAGTAGGAGATTAAGGTAAAATTATGGCAATTTCTAGAATGCAAGAACCCAGACAACTCTACGGATTAGGAAGCTTAGTTAAAAAAGCTGTTCGTGGTGTTAAGAAAATTGTTAAAAGCCCACTAGGTAAGGCTGCTTTATTAGGTGGCTTAGGTATGTATGGTATGGGAGCAGGTCCTTTTTCAAGTATGAAAGGTGCAGGTTTTCTTAAAGGTATAATGGCTGGTAGAACCGTGCCTCCTTCAATGGGATTTAAAAAAACTGGTTTTCTTGGTAATCTTTTAGGTGGCGCTAAAAATATGTTTGGTGGAATGAGCACTGGTCAAAAAATATTTACAGGTTTAGGCGCAGCAGCATTGGCAGCACCTTTCTTTATGAAAGGTGATGAAGAAGAAGTTGATGAAGAATCATGGACACAAGTTCCTTCAAGTATTGCCGACATAAGAAACCAAGCACAGAATTATTATAGAAATCCAACAGGAAGCACACTATCTTTTATGCCTAACAAACAATTTGTAAATCGAAATTTTTACGCAGCTGATGGCGGAAGAGCTGAGAGACAAGGATTTTTTCAAGGAGCTTTAGCTGACACTAAAGAGGGAAAAGCTATGTCGCCAGGAACTACCGCTGGTGGAGATTTTAGAGGTGGAGACGCAGGATCAGGAGACACTGGTAACATAATAGTTCCACCACCAGATAATACGGGTAATCTAGATAATACGGTTGTTGTAAAAGGGTTTAATTGGAAAAATATATTACCCGGCGGACAACCTTTTTATGGACCTATTGGTGTAGATGAGACTGAAGAAGAAGGAAATGAGGTAGTTCAAGACAATAGTCTTATAGAAAATACTATTTTAGGTCCAGCTACACAAAATGCGGCCTATGATTTAATAGGTCATAATACACAAACAAAAAATAGAGCAGATGAAATTCTTGCAAGCATGATGAGGGAAGGTGGAAGAGTTGGATTATTAAATGGCGGAGAAGCAGGCCAAGAACAAATAGAACAAATGCTGATGGCAGAATTTGTAAAATATAAAAACCAAGGTGGCACATTAACTTTTGAACAATTTGTACAAGCAATTATGCAACAGCAACAAGAAGGTCAAGGCATGGAGCAACCACAAGAAGTAGCTATGGCTGCTAATGGTGGAAGAATTGGATATGCAGGAGGACAATTAGTACGTCCAAGTGCTGATGGTTCAAGACCAGGCTACAGAGGTTTACTAAATTTAACAATGGATAATAAAAGACCTCCTCGTAATAAATTTGATTTTTTATACACTACTGGACCATTGAATGATGAGCAAAAAGACCTTTTACAAAACATGACTGAAGAAGACTGGAAAGAGGCAGACAAAGGCGGTTTTATTGATATAATTCTTGATATATTAAAAACTCCTTACATTATAAGAGGAGGAGAAACTAATGAACCACTATTTGCTGATGGTGGAAGAATAGGTGCATATGCTGGCGGATCTATGGATGAAGACGAAGATGAATATGCTTATAACCCACAAGCAGCAATGAGAATGTACAAAAGACCAGGTAAACAAGAAGGTGGAATCATGGAAACTGAAGTAGCAGAAGAAATGATTGACCTAGGTGGTAAAGAAAAAGACTATAGAGAGACTGGTGGTTTTGTAGATTTAGGTGGAGAAGAGCGAGCAGATGATGTTCCTGCTAGATTATCAAAAAATGAATTTGTATTTACTGCAGATGCTGTTAGAAATGCAGGAGGCGGCGATATAGATAAAGGCTCAGAAGTTATGCAAAATTTAATGGATAACTTAGAACAAGGTGGAGAAGTTTCTGAAGAGTCGCAAGGCTTAGAAGGAGCGCAAGCAATGTATGATCAACAACAAATGTTACAATCGAGGATGATATAATGGCATTACCAGATTATTTACAGGATACATCAAAAGATTTAGCCCGTCAGATGACGGCGACGTACTCGGCGCCGCTTGATACGTCTACGTTTATGGGTTCACAGTTTGTAGCTGGACAAGATCCTGCACAAACAGCAGCATATAATTTAGCAACACAAGGTGTTGGTTCATATCAACCTTATTTATCTGCAGCGCAAACTGCGGCAGGTCAAGCAGCAACTACTATTGGTGGACTAGGTGCTTTAACAGGACCAATGACTGGTCAACAATTAACAGATTACACATCTCCATATCAAGGAGCAGTTATTGATGAGACTTTAAGACAGTACGATATATCAAGACAAGGCGGCAGACAAGAGATTCAAGATGCTGCTGTTGCTTCTGGAAACTTTGGCGGTGGAAGAGAAGGTGCAATGCTTGGACAATATGATGCTGACAGTTTAGCTAACAGGGCTGGACTTAGAGCAGGATTACTACAACAAGGTTACACGGATGCACTTGGACAAAGACAACAGAATTTATTAAATCAATCTGCAATTGCTAGACAGCAATTAGGCGTGGGTCAAACTCAATTAGGTTTATCTGATTTTGCAAGAACAGGAATGGGTGCAGATATACAAGCACTAGGAAATCTTGGTTCAATGCAACAAGGATATCAACAAGCATTGTTAAATGCACAGCAACAACAATTACAATCACAGGCTTACGAACCTTATGGAAGACTATCACAATATGCATCAGGTATTACTGGTCTTGCTGGTGGAATGGCACCTGCACAATTTGCAGCACCACAACAATCTAGTCCTTTCCAAACTGCATTAAGCACAGCAATGGGTCTTGGTGGATTGTATGGAAAAATATTTCAGAAACCTCAACAAATACAATTAATAAGTTAAGGAGAAACTATGGCTAGTAAAACAAAAAAGAAATTTGGTTTTGGAAAAGGGTTTACAGGATTTACAGGTGGTAGCGCTTTGTATGATCTTTTTTTAAATCAAGGTCAAGGAATAACTGATATTGGTAGAGCTCTTCTAGGTTTAAAAGACGGTGGTAGAGTAAGAGGATGTGGCGTTGCTAAACGTGGATTTGGCAGAGCAATGAAAAGGAAAAAATAATGAAACCATTACATAGACCAATGTTTAGATACGGTGGGCCTATTAAAGAAGGTGTCATGTCAGGTATTAGAGAACCACATGCAGGCGGAGGAAGAGCTGCGCTTGTAGGTAATCCAGTATTTCCTAAAACAAATGGAAGAGCACATCACCAAATAAATTATAGATTTAATCCAAAACCAGTAGTAGACGTTGCAAAAACGACAACTAGTCAAGCAGTAAAAAATCCTGGTTATTTTGCTAGATTAGGTGCTGCTCTAGCAAATTTTTATAGTCCTTTTAAAAAAGCTAAACCAATACAAAAAATTTTTAAAAAATATAGAAGCAAACTTGATATGCCAAAAGATAGAATTCCTTCTAAGACAGGAATGGGTGGTGTTCAGTTAACAGAAGGACAAATAGCTGCTGGAATGGGTACTCAAAAAGCAGGACTATTTAATAAAGCGTTACAGTTTGCAAGATTAAATCCTAAAACTACAATTGGTGGTGCTTATGTTGCTAGTCCAGCTGTAGTTGGGGGACTTACATCAATACCATATAAAAAAGCAGGGATGCAAATACTAGATCTTGCCGTGCCTGATTTTATTTTTGATCAAGACCAATATTTTGCAGACAAGGCAGCAAGAGAAAAATTAGAAAAAAAAGAAACTGACACAACTATTGTTGAAGATCCACCAGTAATAATACCACAGAAATCAGCTGACGAAATAAGAGCAGAGAGAATTCAAAAGTACAGAGACATCATGGATATTAAAGGCATGAACAAGCGAGCTGCTTACGATTCTTTAATTGATGCTAGTAAATTAGTAAGTGAATCAGGGGACTTTAAAGGTGATATTAAATCAGGTAAATTAATTAACGATATTATACAAGCAACTAGTAGACAGTTTGATAAACCAGCTAAAACTAAAGACGCAATCGATACTCTTATACTTAAAGGTGAAATTGAAGCGGACATTGCTGCAGGTAAACCAAGTACATATTTAAAAACTGCACAAGATATGGTTGCAACAGGTGCTGCTAAAAATATTACAGAAGCTATGAAGTTACTAACTAAATCTTCAAATAACATGGCCACTACTTTAGGAGCCATAGTTGCTAAAGATGGTAGACTAGATGAAGAAAAAGTAGGAATTGCTTACAGAGGTGAAACAGGAAATATTCCTAAAGGAATGATTAAAGTAAGTGAAGTTAATGAGTGGATAGAAGATAATCCTGGTAAAGATGAATTAGATTATACTAAAGAACTACTAACAAAAACAGAACTAGCCCCTGGAGACTACGTTATAGGAAAAAGAGTTGTAACAATAGATGAGAATAAAGGCGTAAGCTTCTATTACTAGGAGGATAAATGCTAAGTCTATCACAGCTTAATTCAGATACTAAATCATCAAGAGGAAATAAAGTAGGTACATTTGAATCTATGTTATCAGGTGTAGCGTCAGGTTTAATTGCAATTCCAAAAGGTTTATTTTCTCTAGGCGCAAGTCTTTTAGACTTGGGTGTCAACAGTGGTAAAGCGGCTGCAGTTGAACAATGGTTTGATGATCTTACAGAATTTGATGAGAAAGCAGAAGCAACAGCCGCTGGAAAAATTACTGAACTATTAGTTAACATTGGTGTACCTGGTGGGTTAGCTTTTAAAACTGCTAGTGGTATGTCTAAAGCTGCTATGCTTGCAGCCAAGAATGGTAAGTATGTAAAATTAAATAACCCTAATTTAGTTAAAGCTGCTGATGAAGCATTAGAACTAACAGCTAAAGGTAAAGGCAGACAATTTATTGCTGGAGCTTTAGGTGGTGGTTTAGCAGAAGGTGTATTCGTTGGTGATGTAAAAGACGTTGGATCTTTTGGAGATTTATTAGGTGGTCCTACAGGAATAGATAGAAGCGCAGATCCAAGTGCAGCTACAGAAATATTAAACAGGGTTAAGTTTGGAACTGAAGGTGCATTGTTCACAGGTATTTTGGGTGGCACAGGATCAGTTATTAAAAAGTTAGCTAACAGAAACAAACAATTAGATGTAGCTAACTCTAAACTGGATAGATGGATTGATAAAGTAGCTGGAGCTTTCAGAGCTAGAAGTGGTAAGACTCAAGAATTTTTTGACATAGAAAGAGGTATGACTGGTGCAAGATCAGCAGATGCAAATGTTGCTAGAACATTGTCCAGGGAACTGGAAGTAGATATAGATAAACTATTTCCTCCAATGAAAACTATGTTTGACAAACAACCATTGACTAAAGCAAGAAAAGAATTTTTACAATTAGTTAACGACACTATGTTATCTGGTAAAGCTGAACTAGATGACGCAGGTAAGACTGTCTTTGGAAGAATGGATGAAGCAAAATTAACTCAATTAAAAGAAGCCATTAGAAAGTTTGCAGCTAACAGAGAAGAAGCAGAAGAAGTTGTTACATCTTTAGTAGGTGGATTAAGTACCATAAGAAGTAAGTGGGCTGATTTATTTTCTGAACTTGGTGGCACACTAGGTAAAGAAGAGATTGCAGAATTCAAAGCACTGTTCGGTGGTAAATTTAAAAATTATATTGGAGCAACGTACGATGTGTTTCAGAACAAGGGCTTAATGCCATGGAATAGTTACAGACCTGCAGCTGAAGCAATAAGAAATGCAAGAAAACTTTTTCAAGAAAGTTATGCAACAGCTAATCCAGGTAAAACTATGAGTGATCTAGAAGCTGACAAGTGGGTAGAGAATGCATTGAACACGGCTGATATGCCTAAAGGATTTAGAATGGACAGACCTTCTGATGCTTTATTTAACGTGCCAGATTTTTTTGTTAACAGAACTACCCTAGATGATGCAGTTAAGGGTCAAACATTTACAAAAAGAGGAGGGGTTCCTAGAATTTCTATATCAAACCTGGCTTCAGAAGCAGATAAAAAAGTATTTAATGAATTGTTTGGTAAAACAAATAACCCTATGCAAACTATTATAGGTGGTATGTCTAAACTATCTTTAATAACTAGACGTAATTTATTTTATAAAGATTTAATTACAAAGAACGATGAAATAATGGCGGCATGGAAAGCAGCCCCTGATAAAACAGCAGTTGCTACACCAATGTTTGCAAGATCAGAAGCAGAAGCAATTCAAATTTGGGGTAGCCCAAGAAATAAAACTTTTAGAAGAGTTGACGTAATTGATCCAGCAAAAACTTTAGATGTAGGAACAGGTAAAAAAATTGCAACAGCTGGACCACAGTCAGGAGGGTTAAATCCTTTTGGTGATGCAGCTAGCCCTTTTTATGCAAGAAATGGAGTAGCAGATGCACTAGAGAGAACTGGACTACAAATTAAGGATGCCGGAACGTTAGGACAGCTTTATCATAGTTTAATCTTGTACCCTAAAGGTCTATCACAAATTGCTAAAACAATTTTATCACCAGTTACACACTTAAGAAACTTTGTAAGTGCTGGAGCTTTTGCTGCAGCCAATGGTATTTTTCCAGCAGCTCTTAAAGATGTATCAATAGATGTAGGTGGTGAATTTATTACTGGTAACCCTATGAAGATAGCTTACCAGGCATTACAGACAGGACTTAAAGGAACAAGACAACAGAATGAATTGTATCAAAAGCTTTTAAAATTAGGTGTTGTAAACTCTAACGTAAAACTAGGGGACCTTACAAGACTACTAGAAGACGTTGATTTTGGATCTACATTGACAACTTCAAAAGGAATGAGAGCATTGCTTAGACCTTTATCAAGATTAAAATCTGTATCACAAGATTTATACACGGCTGAAGATGACTTCTGGAAAATTTTTTCATGGGCTATGGAGAAGGATAGAATAGAAGCATCGTTTAGAAATGCTGGTGTAGTAAGAGGTGGATCTTTTACAAGAGGTGGAAAAGAATTAAGACTAACAGAAGAATTTTTAGAAAGAGAAGCCGCAGACATAGTTAAAAATAATATACCTAACTATGATTATGTATCTGAATTTGTAAAAGGATTAAGAAAACTACCGATAGGAAACTTTGTATCTTTCCCTGCAGAAATAGCAAGAACAGGAGTTAACATTGTTAGACGTGCACTAAGAGAGATTAATGAAGAGATTACATTACCTGATGGAAGAACAATAAAACCTTTTCAAACTACAGGTTACACAAGGTTGTTTGGATTTACTACTACGGTAGCAGCAGTGCCTGCTGCAACTGTTTCAGCATTCCAGGCGTTATATGATGTAACTGATGAAGAAAGAGAAGCAATCAGAAGATATGTAGCTCAATGGTCTAAGAACTCTACAATACTTCCTATTAAACTAGAAGATGGTAGCTTTAAATACATAGACTTTAGTCATGCTAATGCTTACGACACATTATTAAGACCATTACAGAGTGTGGTTAACGCTGTTCAAGATGGTAGAACAGACCAAGACGGTATGATGGATGACCTATTAAGAGGTGTATTAACTTCTATGAGTGAGTTTGCTCAACCATTTATATCAGAATCTATTTGGACTGAAGCAGTCTCAGACATTATTATGAGAGGTGGAAGAACAAGAGATGGATTCCAAGTCTATAATCCTGAAGATAATGACGGAGATAAAGCAAGTAAGATTATGGCTCACTTAGTTAAAGCACAAATGCCTTTCTCATTAAATCAATTAAAAAGATTAGACCAATCTATTGAGTCTGTAAATGTTTTAACGAAAGGTAAGTTTGATGACTATGGACAAACGTTTGAATTCGGTGATGAGTTTGCAGGACTATTTGGTTTTAGAGCAGTAAGAGTTAATCCTGAAAGAGGATTAAGATTTAAAGTTGCTGACTATCAAAAAGGTGCAAGGGATTCAAGATCTTTATTTACTAGAATAACTTTAAAAGGCGGACCAATTGAACCAAGAGAAATTGTAGATGCATATATAAATGCTAACCGTGCATTGTTTGACAATAAAAAAACTTTAAAACAAGACATGGACGCTGCAAGACTACTTAATATTTCTGAAGACAATTATTATTCTGCACTTGATAGAATATCTAGCAGAGAAGTTAACGATATTGACAATAATTTATTTAATCCAATGACTATATCAAGAGATATTCAATATGCTTTTGCTGACAATGCCGCTAAGATGGGTGTAGCAGACCCATTAGACAAAGCGTTAGATGTTATTGGAGATTTACAAAGTAAAATGGCAGAAGTTTCTTTAGCGTTACCTTCGTTACCAGTGTTCGAGAATCCTTTACTTCCAATAATGCAGGACACGCCTATCACACCTACATCATTAAATCTACCTAATATTGACAGTCAATTAGTGTCGCAACAGGTAAATCAAAACAATTATAATAACTTGACAACAACAGAAAAAATAGCTTTACTATTTGGTGGTAATTAATATGGCAAAAAACGCACTACAAAAAATAGAAGAACATGAAAAGCTTTGCAGAATTATGCAAAAGCAAACCCATGATAAGATACACAAGCTTGAGCGTCAAATTAATCGCATAGAAAGCATCTTATTAGTGTCTACTGGAGCGTTGATTACTGGTATGGGTTATGTTATATTTACTTTAATCTTACAATAAAAAATCATGCAATTATCGAAACACTTTAAACTTGAAGAAATGACTAAGTCAATGACCGCAACGCGGAAAGGGATTGACAACTCACCTGGAGCAGGTGATATTAAAAATTTGGAGAACGTATGTTATGAAATTTTGGAACCGGTTCGTGCGCACTTTGATAAACCCATTACTGTTACCTCTGGTTACAGATCGGAAGCACTTTGCGAAGCTATCGGCTCGAAAAAAACGAGTCAGCATGCTAAAGGCCAAGCGGTTGA